AATAGGAGACGAGCAAATTGTAGATGACAATACAGATATAAATAGTCTCTCAGATTGGTCTACTTGTATTTTATCTACAAATGATGAAGACCAATCAAATTCCTATGATAATGTAACAGGAGTTTGGACTTGTCAAAAAGCGGGAGAGTATGTTGTAAATGCTCAAATGGGATTTTTTTTATGGCTTAATTCAAGTGACCCTAGTAATGGTTGTTCTTTTTCTACATTACCTACTTGTCAATGGAATACTGATTTTGCTCTAGGAGTTGAAGACCTTTGGACTTGGAAGTCAAGAGTTAAAGTTACATATCTTACAAGTGGAAACAACGCATATGTAGGTACTACTGCTGCAGGATACGGACCAACTACAGCAGCACTATTAACCCAACAATATACTCCTTGCTTTGATTGCTCAGTTTCAGAACAACAGCTTCCTCCAGGAAGCATAATCTTAGGAGTAGGAGACACTATTGAACTTCAAGGAAAGTTTATAGCTTCAAGTGTTACGGGAAGTGGAATCTGCAATCCTAGAGTTAGAAGTATGTTTGGTGCGAATGCAGGCGCTACTATACCTAATGGGGGGGTTAGAAGCCAAATGAGTGTTACTTATAATGCTTCAACTCCAACTATAGGTAATCCTGTTAGGTTTAATAATATATTGCCTTGCGGATTAAGTCAAATAGAGTATATAAAAAGCATATCTCAATTATTTAATCTATACTTTACTACTGATGTTCAATCTAAAACTATATTTGTAGAGCCGTTTAATGAGTTTTACAAAAAAAAGTCAGATGGATTAGATTGGAGTATGAAAGTAGATTACAGCGAAGAGATACAGGATGAATATAATATAGGTCTTAAGAAAGAATTAAATATAGGGTATAAAGTAGACAATTCAGATGTGTTTGCAAGAATAACGAATGAAGAGCAGAATAGACATGAAGGAGACACTCAACTATATAACTATAATGAAAACTTAGGAGAAGACTATGAATCAGGAACTGTAGATATAAATAATAAGGTATTTGCATCTTCTATTCAAGTTTGGGATAATGATGCTCACGACAGCCCTAATGCTGATAAAGCTCCCGTAATGATTCCTGTTTTGTGGAATAAAGACTGTTATACAGGAATAGGAATTGGAAATACTCAAGGAAGACCATCTGAAATGATTACTAGTTTTACTCCTAGAATATTTTATTATTGTTGGGAAAATACCGTATCAAACACAACTATTCCGGGAGGAACTCTTGTTAATGCAGGGGGAACACAAACTTATTACTCAAGAATATTTAGTAGTGGTAGTGCTTTCCAAAATCAAACAGTATATCCTAGAGCAACACTTGTAGATTGGGAGGAGCATAATCAAGCTGTATCTATGAGACCATCTCTATCTTTTACTGATGAATCATTTAAAGCTCCGGGTCAAGCAAGTACAAATGAAGTTCCGGGACTTTACTCAGTATACTACAAGAATATGATAGAGCAGCTAAAACAATCTCCTCGTATTAGAACAATTTATATTAATCTTAAACTGACAGATATATTAAATTTAGATGTTAGGAAGTTAGTTTATCTTGATGAGTCTTGGTGGAGAATAAATAAAATATCAGAATATAGCCCTGCAAATAATCAATCAACGGCAGTAGAGCTTATACAATGGCTAGATGTTGGGTTTTATCCTTTATATACAGGTACTACAATTATAAACTACACATAATATGAAGAGAAAAATTAACATCCCAAGAAGTAATAATACTTCTAGGATTGGTTTCAATGAGATTGATAGTCAGAATATATCAGTAAGTGATACGGGAGTTGTAAATCTTTCAAAAGGAAATGTTTATTACAATACTAATCCTGAAGGTGCTGAATTAATTACTAATGGAAAATTTTATACAAATAGTGGTTGGAGTGTATCATCAGCAGGTGGCTTTTTTTTTAATAATAGTCTAACTTTAAATAGCAGTCAAATAAACACAGAGGGAGGAGAGACAGTTTATTCAGCCTGTACACAAGTTGGAAGTATTTTTGAAATAGGTAAAACCTACAAATTAGTAATAGAAAATTTGAATATTACAAGTGGCTCAATAGAGTTAAAATTTGGTCGCTCACATAATACTAATCCACCAAGACCTATTTTAACTGCATCCAATAATGGAACTTATGAAGATACTTTTATAGCCCTTAATCAGAATGATGGTTTCACTATAAATAGTAATGGCAATACAGTTGCTTCTTTAAACAGTATATCAATAAAAGAAGTAATTGGCAAGACAGAATCACTTTTAAATAAAGTGCTTATTAAGGATGAATGGGGTAACTATACTGAAATGTTAAGGAATTCTAATATAGATGATGTATCTGAATCAGGTATTTATGTAAATAATCAATCAATTCAAAATAAAAACGTATATCAAAGAGGAAAAAAGGATGGTATACAAATAGGTGGTATTTTTTTTAAACCAACACCTAACGGCAGAAAATAACAAATGGGATACGAAATAATGGCTAAAGTATTATTTACTGAGGGAGAGCAAATGAAAAGTCTTCTTCAGCAAGAACTTATAGCTCAAGACCATATAGCTTCAGGTAATCTCCACGATTCTTTTGAAGTAGACTTCAATATTGTTGGGAGTTCTATTAACTTGAGCGTAACTAATACTGCGGGATATGCTATAGCAGTAGATGAAGGGGTAGGAGCAGGAACATTAGTAGGAATAACAAAGCTAATAGCTTGGGTAAAAGATAAGCAAAGAAGAGGAAAAATGCTACCTTTTGATAATGAAATCGCAATAACTATAGCTCAAAGAGTACAGGACTCAATAAAAGCAGGAGGAACTACAAGTCCTAGAGGGTTTATAGGAAATGCAATGGAAACTGCTGAGAAAATAGGAATGTTTGAACGAATAGCAGCAGCAACAGGATTAGAGGTAGATGCAATTTTAGGAGAATCAGAAATAGATAATACATTAACAATAACCGCAACAATATAAAATTATGGCAGGAGCAGAACAAAAAATCATAGACGTAAAGATTAAAGGTGTTAATGACCTTCTTAAATTAAAGAAAGCATTAAAAGACCTTAAAGACGAACAGAAGAAAGTTACTGAGGTAAATAAAGAATCAGAGAAAGAATGGAAGGATAAAGAAAGAGCTATTGATAAAGCTACTAAAAAGTCAAGAAAATATAAAAAAGAATTAACTAGTGTAACCGCAAAAGAAAGAACGAACACAAAAGTTACTAAGCAGTCTACTATAGCTAAAAGAAATAATACTAAAGCAGGCAAGAAAATGGGTGCGAGTATGCTTAAAATGGCTGCAACTATAACGGCAGTTATTGGAACTGTTAGAGTTCTTAGTCGTGTTTTTGTAAGTGCATTTAAAACCTTTACTGAATTTGAATTCTCAATGGCTAAAGTAAGGGCAATATCAGGAGCTACTACGCAAGAGTTTATGGAGCTTACTGAAAGTGCTAAGGAATTAGGTCGTACAACATTCTTTACTGCAAAAGAAGTTGCTGAATTACAGGTTAGTTTTTCTAAGCTAGGATTTAGTGCTGAAGAAATAATGAAAGTACAAGCAGCTACACTTGATTTAGCAATGGCTACAGGAAGTGATTTAGCTAGAGCTGCAACAGTTGCAGGTTCAGCAGTAAGAGGTTTTGGTCTTGACGCTGACCAAGCAGGAAGAGTAGTTGATGTTATGGCTGTAGCATTTACTAGTTCGGCTTTAGATATTGAAAAATGGCAAACATCTATGACTAAGGTTTCTGCTATTGCCGCAGGAATGGGTGTTGATATAGAAGGAGTAGCTGCCGTAATGGGAACTCTTTCAGATACAGGTATTGAGGCTTCTATAGCAGGTACATCCTTAAGAAATATATTTTTAAAAATGTCAAATCCTACAGAGGCTCTAGCTAAAAGAATAGGATTTACAGTAAGTAGTACCGAAGATATGATTAAGGCGCTTAAAGTACTTAAAAAGGGGCAAATAGGGCAATTAGAGATGCAGGGACTTGTAGATAAAAGACAAGTAATCGCTATGCAGACTATGATTAACAGCGTTGACGAAATAGAAAAATATACATTCGCTTTAGATAACGCTTCAGGAGCAGGTAGAGAGATGGCTGCTATTATGGAAGATTCCACTAAAGGGGCTTTTAAAAGATTTAGTTCTGCTTTGGAGGGTTTGTTCTTAGTTTTTTCTGAAAAGATTGCTCCTGTAATTAATAAAGTAACTAAAGGGATGAGGGGTTGGATTGAGTTATGGACTAAAGCTACAGACAAGAAACTTTCTGATAGAATGGCTCTTCAAGCAAAGGAAATGAATAATTTATTTAAAGTTATAAAAAGTACAGGAGCTAGTGAAAATACAAGGCAAATGGCTCTTAAAGAGCTAAACAGAAAGTATGGAGAATATTTAGAATATCAAGTTGATGATATACGAGACACTAATTTGCTTAGGAAGGCTCAAGATGACTTAACTGCTTCATTTAAATCCAGAATGGCGGTGCAAGTAGTTAGAGAGGAATATACCGCTTATTTAAGAGAGAATGAAAAAAGGTTAAATGATACTTTTCAACTACGGAAAGACATAATGGATTTAGATGGTGTTATAGAAACTAAAGATGGTAAACTTTTTCAAAAAATTGTTTCTCGTAATGCTGTTATTTCAAAAGGTGCTAAAGCGGCAATGGATGATGCTCAAGAGTTTTGGGACTTTCTATCTCCTCTTGACCTCGATGAAGAGGGTTTTGAAATTAAAGGCTTTATGCAGCAATTAGAAGGTGGTGTTGTTTTAGCTCAAGCCGCTTTAAATAATTTTCTTCTCATACCTGCAGAGTTTATTAAAGACGCTGATAAGTTTGCTAAATTTAAGGTTTTAACGGAAGAGTTAGTAGAACTACAAAAGGAGGCCGCTAAAGCATCAGGAGATGAGGTTTATTGGCAGGAAAGACTTGCTGCAGTAAATTTAAAAATGAAAGAATTTATGCCTGCAGAAAATACTAATGGCACTCCCACACCTGACCCTGACCCTCCAGAGGATGTTAGAAATTTTATAAAAGAATTAGCTGATTATGAAATATCTATTACACAAGAAACTACAGGAAAGAAAGGTGAAATTAATGAGGATTATATTCAAAATTCTCAAGACAGAGAATTAGCTTTATTTGACAAAAAAGCAGAATTAGCAAAGGCAGAATTTGAGTTATATGCAGAAGGAGACCAAAGAAGAGCAGGATTTCATCTTAAATTCCTGAAGGCTCAAGAAGCTGCAGATAAAGCACATCTTAAGGTTGAGATAGCTTCAATAGATAGATTATTAAAAGAAGAACTTAGAGGTATAAATGAGCTTAAGAGAAAGAAAACTCATAGCACTATTGATATAGCTAATAAAGAATTACTAGCAGAGAAAGCTGCACTTCAAAAGAAATTAAAGGCTAATGAAGATTATTTTCAAGAATGGCTGAAGATTAAAAATAAAATGAATGATGTAGATGAAGAAATAATTGACAATGATTACCTAAAAGCAAAAGAACTCCAAAACTTTAAAGTTGATATGGTTGCAGGTATGGCTAATATGACAATGGATATACTTCGTGATACTGCATCTAGGGAGTACGATAATGAAGTGGCAGAACTAGATAAAATAGATGCATTAAGAAAAACAACATTGGATAATCAACTTAAAGACGGGTTAATAAGTCAAGCTAATTATGATGGGGCTATTATACTTCAAGAACAAGAAACAAATCAGAAAAAAGAAGAACTAGAGATAGAGTATGCGAAAAAACAAAAGAAGATGGCTTTAACTCAAGTAATAATAGATGGAGCATTAGCGATAGCAAAGGCTTACGCACAGTCAGGGCCTTTAGGTACGTTTGTAGTTCCTCTTCTTATAGCTCAAACAGCAATGCAGTATGCTACTGTATCTAGCGCACAATTTCAAGATGGTGGAATGATTGAGGAGTTTGCAAATGGAGGTATGGTTAATGGTAGGTCTCACGCTCAAGGAGGAGAAAAATTCTCTGTTGGAGGAAGGGTTGTAGAGTTAGAAGGAGGTGAGGCTGTTATAAATAAAAAAAGTACAGCAATGTTTGGGAGACAATTATCAGCAATGAATGAAGCAGGAGGGGGCG